AGTTAGTGTATTATTTTAGTATTATTTACTCTGGAAATGCAGCACCAGTTGGTTGAATTGTAAAATCAAGAATGATAAACTCAGCAGTTCTTGTAGGTTGAACAAATATTTGTCCGTATAAGATATTTCTATCAACAACATCTGGAGTATTATTTGTACCATCCATTATAATTTTAAATTCATTTAGACCTGATTTTTCCTTAATATTTTGTAAGAAAGGAGTTGCAATACTTAAAAATCTCTGTCTTGTTTGAGTATTATTTTGTTCAAATACTAAGAACCTTGAAGATGCAGATATAAATTTCTTTACCTTAATCATCAATCTTCTTACATTAACTCTATCAAGTGCCGAATCTTTTTTCTGTAATGTCTTTTGTCCCCAAACTGTTACTCCTTCTGCAGGAAATGTAGCAATTGGATTAACATTTGCATCGTACAGAGTATCTCTAATACCAGTAGTTAATTTTCTCTTTGCTTGTATTGCAGTTGAAATAACACCTCTATTTAAACCAGCAGGTGCAAACCAAGGATCTGCCACTTTATCATTACTAGCATAAATACCGGCCATAACAACTGAAGGTGGCACCCAAACATTTTTACCTGTCTGTGAATCGTTTACTTGAACCCAAGGCCAATAAGTAGCAGCATAATTTGAATCTATAGCTTTGGCTTGGTCTGTTACAGTACCTATTGCATTTGTAGCATAAGCAGCAGTATCTGCTATAAAAAATGCATCACCTCTACTTTCACAAACATCTATAGCTTTCGTTACTATTGCAGTATGATTTGAATGTTCTCTTACTACGCCAGGTAATAATAATAAATTAAAATCATATTCATCTGCATTAGCTAATAAATTAAGTGCTGTCATATACTGATCTTTCACTGCAGTAACACCAAGATTAAATCCTTGTGTATTGGTATTACTAATATTTTCATTAAACAATATAGGATGTGCCAGAGTACCATCAAATCCACCACTAAATGAACCCCATGCCGAACCACTATTTGAACCACTATGATATGTAGGTAAAGATGCAGAATAAGCTGGAACTCTAACATTACCATTTTCATCAAGATAATCAGGTGTTTTTTCTATAACTTCAACTCTGACATATTTTGATTTATTTGGAAAATCACCAACATAACTTAAAAATGGGTCTGCTGCAGTTCCACCTACTGTTATATATTGGTCACCTATCACTTTAGCAACATAATTAGATGTATTTGGATCTAATGTACAATCTTTCCAAGTTTCAAGAATTTGTTTTTTCTTTTCTATATCATCACCTCTTCTAATTATTACAGAAAAAGAACCTTTTTTCTGATTAACATTACCTATTTCCCATCTAATGTTACTTGAATTTCCATCAGATAAAAGGTTATTTGTACCTACACTAGCAGAGTTATTTAATATTGAACCATGTGATAAGGTATGTAATTTAATTGGAGTTTTATAAGTAGATGAATAATTTTCACCACCTATCATTGCTTTACAACCAAACATCAGACCTGAAGCTGCACCAGATGCAAAATTTAAAGTTCCTCTTAACCAAGTAGCAGAACCTTGATTTGCAAGATGATCAAGTGTTTCATGTACTGGTCCTGCGTAACTAGCAGTTAATCCTACAACACCTAAACCAGAACTTGCACTTATTGGTAATCCGTGTAAAGATGAACTATTATTAAGTACATCTCTAAAATTTGCTGCTGTTGCAGTTACATTGGCACCAGATATGAAATATAATTGAGTAGCACTATTTTTATCACCAGAATAAGCACTTCCTGTAGCTGTCATAGTTAAAGTACCTATACTCATAGAAGCCTGACCCTGTATTCCATGTTTACCCCAACCACCTTCTGCAACACCACCTGGTAAAACTGTAATACTACCAGATGCTTTTACTCCACCACCCACAATGGCTGGGTCAATTGAAGATGAAATTGTAGCAGTTGCTGCACTATAACCAGCACCCATTACTCTTACTACAGTTAATGTACTTTGATGTCTTAAATAATTTCTAGCAGTTTGTGATGTTAAATATTGATAATAACCACTACCACTTTTAAAACTGTCACCAAATTTTGCTTGAAACTCCGAATATGAAGTTACCACAGTTGGAGTTAATGCAGGACCTTTTACAGTAGGTCCAACTATTACAGCTCCTATATCACCAACTGCTGCTGGTAAGAAAGAAGCATCTATCTCTTTTGAAAATACACCCGGGGATATGATTTTTTCCGCCATTTAATTTCTCCTAATTATCTATTACTCTGGAAATGAAGCACCAGTTGGTTGAATTGTAAAATCTAATACTATAAATTCTGCAGTTTTTGTTGGTTGTAAGAATATCTGTCCGTATAAAATATTTCTATCTACAACATCTGGAGTATTATTACTTGCATCCATTACAACTTTAAATTCATTTAGACCTGATTTAGATCTAATGTTTTCTAAATATGGATTAGCTATTGCTAAAAATGCAGCTCTAGTCTTTGTGTTATTCTGTTCAAATACAAGAAATCTTGATGAAGCAGAAAGGAACTTTTTAACTTTTATCAATAATCTTCTAACATTAACACGGTCAAGTGCTGATGCTTTCTTCTGAAGTGTTTTTTGTCCCCATGCAACAACACCCTCACCAGGGAAAGTAGCTAATGGATTAACATTAGATTCATATAAATCATCTCTATTTCCGTGAGTTAATTTTCTTGCTGCTTGAATTACTGTATCTAACCCACCACGATTCAATCCAGCTGGAGCGAACCAGGGTGCAGCTACTTTATCATTAAAAGCATAAATACCAGCCATTACTGATGAAGGTGGCACCCATCTCATTGCACCAGTTTGGGTATCATTTACTTGAACCCAAGGCCAATAAGTAGCACCATAATTAGTATCTCTTTCGGCAGCTTTACCAGTCACAGTAGCAATATTTGTAATATTATATTCTACAGTATCATAAATAAGGAAACAATCCCCTCTTGTTTCACAAACATCAATAGCCTTTGATATAATTCCTGTATGACCATTACCAAGATTATCAACAATACCTGGAATAAGAAGGAGATTTATATCATATTCATCTGCGTTTGATAATAAATTTAAAGCTTCTATGTAAGAACTACCACCTTTGGCACTGGTAGTATTATCTAATTCATATCCTTGTGAATTTGTAGCACTAATATCACCATAAAATAAATATCGACCTGTATAAGTACCGGATACTTTTCCTAATGAATCAAATCCAGCAGCACCATTTGAACCACCACTAAATGAACCACCAAATGAACCACTACCAAGACCAGGTAGAGATGCAGAAGCACCAGGAACTCTAACATTACCATTTTCATCAAGATAATCAATTGTATCTTTTACACTTGATATATAAACATATTTTGATTTATTTGGATAACTACCATTATATTGTATAAATGGATTATTTGCATCATCATTATTTATTGTTGCATATGAATCACCAATAACTTTGGAAATATAATTGTTTGCATTTGGATCTAATGATACATTATTCCAAGTTTCTAAAATTTGTTTTCTATTACTTGTATCATCGCCTCTTCTAACTAAAAGAGTAAATGTACCCTTATTAGGATTAGTTTGTGGAACTTCCCATCTTATATTATCTTTTGAACCACTCTTCAATAAATGATTTGTATTACCTAATGTTCCTGAACCGGAGTTGTTTAAAACAGCCCCATCATCAACTGTATTTATAGTAAATGAAGTTGTACCGTGTACTCTACCTGCAGGACTAGAACCAGTCCAATAATTACCAGAACCAGTTGGTACTGTAGCAGAAGCACCAGTATAAGGTCCATCAAGTATTCTAACTACTGTTAATTTACCACTATGTTTTAAATAATTTTCTGCTGCAACGGAAGTTAGATACTGAAAAGTACCACTTCCACTTTTAAAACTATCACCAAATTTTGCTTGAAATTCTGCATATGAAGATACAACTGTTGGAATTAAAGCAGGTCCTTTAACTGTTGGACCAATTACTGCTGCACCAATTTCACCAATGGCTGCTGGTAAAAAGGAAGCATCTATTTCGTTTGTAAATACACCTGGGGAAACTACTTTTTCTGCCATTTTTTTTCTCCTATAGGATTATAAATTTTATTAATTTTGACTATCGTGCGTGGAATAGCAATCATATATAAATATATGATTATTATCCCAAACGATTAAATTATTTTTGATTTTATAAAGTTTTATTTGTATTTTCTGTCTCGGATTTTGGTGTAAATATACCTGAATTAAGATCTAAATTACCATCACCATATTTTTTATTTATTGAATCAACAAAATTTCTCTCTGTAGATTGAAT